ATCGACGCCGGACTGGCCTCTTTTTCTTTAGTTCTCGGGCCTCATATCTCGATGGTATGAGATCCGCCGACTGATCACGCCGAAAAACGTGCCGCAATCGAGAAAATCCCTTTAAAATAAGGGTTTAACGGCCTGATCGAGGCGGGGCGAGCGCCACCCACCCCCCTAGCGGTAGCGTATACAACCCCGACCTAATTTTGGGAAAATGAGAACTGTAAATGACCTCGATGGAGTTGCCGCAGTATAAACCGTCAACGCAGTAACCTAAATAAATGGATTAAACTGGCGTTAAATGTAAAGTTAAGTGGCATTATACGCACTTAGCTATTGACTCACTGGTAGAATTACCCTATTATTGGCCTAATCACGACCAAAGGAGCCAAATTGAACCCCAACGGCGTAGATATTACCATCCCACAACAGTTTTACTTCGAGAATGACCTAGAGATAGACGACGATGGAGCCTGTGAACTGGTGACGTTGGTCTATGTGGCGGATGAGGAAGACCCCATTGTAGTGAAGGCGTCTTTTGAATCGGTGATTAGTGACGTGATCGAGGCCTATACTGAGATGGGAGTGGATCAATACCAGCAGATATACTCGTTAGCACACGAGTTAAGTCGCAATGCAGAGCGGCTACGGTCTACCGCACAGCAAATGGAAGATAGTTTCACTGTGGTATCCGACTTGTTTGACCCATAAAATAAGAAAGGGCCCACCGAAGTGAGCCCTATAAGGAAACGACCACCCAACAGGGAGAAAGGGGTGGGGTGTATATATATAACCCCGGGTAGCCTATAACTACGTTATACCATGAATTTAACTAGGTGGCAAGATTTATTTTAACTATTGACCTAAGTAAGTGTTCGTGGTATAACACTTTATATAAGGCTTATCATGTCCTCCCCCGTAAATTTGTATTATATTCGAGCAGCCATCGAAGCTGCGACAGGCATTCGCCTCACTCTCTCCAAAACTCGGCAGTATCTGAAGGAAGAGGGCCTACTCACCCCGGACCAAGACGACGAGATGCAGGAGTTTAGAGGCTACGACGAGTATTATTGGAATGACGGCGGCTCCCACGACGTAACGCTGGGGAATGATCCCGATATTAAGGACGACATAGACCGAGCCCTACGATCAATGGAGATACGACTATGAAGGTAAGCACTAAACCTAATTCTAAGTGTGGGGCATCCAATCCACCTGCAGGGAAATCCGCTAAGGTAAAGATGTACGGCGGCGGTATGGCGCATAAGAAGCCCAAGATGATGGGCGGCGGCATGGCCTACAAGAAGAAGAAATAATGTGGATCGGCCTCATTATGATGTGCGCTTCGCCAGTAGATGTGCGGACGTGCAATGTCATGGTGAGAACTTCTAATTTCTTTCCGACGCTAGAGGCCTGCTCAGAGCAGGTGCGGACGGACTTGGACGGTATGGGGCTGCAGAACCTTTATACTCGCTTTCAATGTTTTGAGATGGAGCAGCGGTCCATATAAGACATTATCCGGGGGGATGTTGTGTTAGCAGAATTAGCCGCATTCAATGCGGGCTTTGCCGTTATCAAACAGACTGTGATGAACGGTAAAGATATTACCTCTGCACTAGGGTCTCTCTCCAACATGCTTGGCGCAGAGGAAGACCTTAAAGCCCGAGGTAACCGCAAGAAGAAGAATATATGGACAAAGGTTGCGGGTAAAAGCGCCGATGATTTTGAAGAGTTTATTGCTCTCAACACCATTAAAGAGAACCGCAAAGAGCTGGAGTCTATGGTCCGGCTGTATGCGAGCTTTAGCTGGGAGGATTTCATCGCCTATGAGGCGAAGATGCGCAAAAAGCGCAAACAGGAAGCTGAAGAACGTGAACAAGCGATTGCACGGCTGGTGGGGTTTGCACAATGGACTTTAGCGGGTCTCTTGTTATTTGGCAGTGCCTTTGGCTCGCTCTACTGGGCGTATATGACCTATGGGTGAGATGCCATTTAATATACATGAAAATGCGATATTTGGGCATCCGATTGGTCCGCACTTTGCACATCATGGACGACCCTTACGTGATAAATCTAACATTCGTAATGTGGCCCCGACACCGCCCAGTGACACCCTTGAGGATTATTCTCGAACAAGAATGACGGAATCCTACGAGCAAATGCAGCGCTGGGCGGCGGAAGAGAGTTACAACCGCATGGGTGAGCGGATGCGTAGGGATAAAGAGGCACAATTGGTCGATATCTATGTCTAAGATTGATAAATCTAAGATGAAATGCAACACGCCTCGTCGGACCCCGGATGGCCCGAAGAAGTTTGTCGTAAAGGCGTGTGAAGGCGGTACAGAGAAGATTATTCGCTTCGGCGACCCTGATATGAAGATTCGGAAGAGCAATCCCAAGGCTCGTAAATCCTTCCGAGCCAGACATAAGTGCGACAGCAAGCCGTCTAAACTCACTGCACGGTATTGGTCGTGCCGGAACTGGTAGTGATCCGCAAGCATCGTCACTACTTTGTCTATTCGCCGACTGCTCTGGTTTTAGTGACGAGCTGCTACTCCATCGTAAAGGAATTTGTACATGGCAAAGAACAGCCTCGTCGGAAATATAAATAAGCGTAAGAAATCTGGGACTTCACGGTCAAAGAAGAACTCAACGATCAGTCCCAAGGCATACAAGGATATGCAAAAGGGCTGGCCTAAAAAGAAAAAATAGGGAGCCCCCATGTCTGATGATCGCCTGCACCGAATAGAGGAAAAAGTGGATAAACTTGCCGACGCAGTAGTGGAGATGGCTCGTATGGAAGAGCGTCTCGTAACTGTGTTTAAGCGCATGGATGACATGGGTGGTATGTTGAAGAAGATGGATGATCGTTTGGATGACATGGAGCGGCAGGCGATTGTGAGGGGGCAGAAGATAGCATTCGCCGAAAGAATTTTTTGGATGATAGCGACAGGAGCCGTAGGCTTGGCCTTCGTATTTTTAAGATGATAGATAAACCCAAAGAATATACCGAGAAGCAGCAAGCCTTCTTGGAAGCCCTGACTGGAGAGGCCCGGGGCAATATCCGCCAAGCCATGACGCTGGCGGGATATGCTAAAACCACAAAGACTGCAGAAGTCGTGCGTCCACTACAAGATGAGATTATCGAAAGAGCCTCTATGATGCTGGCTATGAATGCACCCAAGGCGGCATTTGGCATCATAGGCGTGTTGGATGATCCGAGTGCAATGGGCGCACGGAACTCGGTGGCTGCAGCTCGAGAGATCCTAGACCGTACTGGGATTGTGAAGAAAGAACAGATTGAAGTGAAGGGCCCCGAGAGCGGCGTATTCATTCTACCACCGAAGAGAACAGATGAGCTGGACAACACGGACGAGACCTAATGCTACTGCGGCTATTCCGTATGGTTATATGGCTGACGAGGATGACCCGCTTACCTTGGTGGCTGATCCTGCTTTTACCCCGCATATTGAACAAGCCTTCGACTATCTTGAGGCTGGTCACTCTTATCGGGAAACGGCGCATTGGCTTAGTGAAAAAACTGGCAAAAGGCTCTCGCACCAAGGCCTAGCCGATATGTGGAAGCGGCATAGGCCGTATAAGGAAAGCCAGCGCCAGAAGAAGCTGCGGAAAGAGAATAGAGCCCGTAAGCCTAAGACCGCCGAAGAGAGAAAGGTGGCACAGCTCAAACGTAAGCGGTCAGACGCCAAGCGTCTGCTTACAATAGCTGAGAAGAAGATTAGAGAAGAAGGAATTGAACGATCTCCTACAGTCTCAGAAGGCCTAGACTTTGACGCACGGCCTGAAGAACGAGAAGTCATATTCACGCCCAACAAAGGTCCACAGACAGAGTTTTTGGCGGCATCGGAAAGAGAAGTCCTCTATGGGGGCGCAGCAGGCGGCGGCAAATCCTTCGGGCTACTTGCAGATCCCTTACGATATTTTTCAATATCTGATTTCAGCGGACTCATCCTTAGACGGACGAATGATGAACTCCGTGAATTGGTTATCAAGAGCCAAGAGCTGTATCCGAAAGCGTACCCGGGAGCGAAATGGCAGGAGAAGAAGAGCCAATGGACGTTCCCGAGTGGAGCCAGACTATGGATGACTTACCTCGAGCGTGACGAAGACGTGATGCGGTATCAGGGTCAGTCTTTTAGTTACATAGCGGTGGATGAACTCACCCAGTATAGCACCCCATTCTCGTGGAACTATCTTCGAAGCCGCTTGAGGACCACCAATCCCGACTTGCCTATCTTTATGCGAGCGACGACCAACCCCGGCGGCCCGGGTATGCAATGGGTTAAGAAGATGTTTGTGGACCCGGCTCCGTCGGGTCAGGCCTTCGAGGCCACTGACATTACCACCGGGGAAGTACTGAGATACCCCGATAGCCACCCCCAAGCCGAGAAAGCTCTGTTTAAGCGTCGGTTTATACCTGCCTCACTCTATGACAATCCCTATTTGAGTGAAGACGGGCAATACGAAGCCAACTTGCTCTCACTGCCTGAGATGCAGCGGCGGCAACTCCTTGAAGGAGACTGGTCCGTCGCCGAAGGAGCCGCATTTAGTGAGTTTCGCCAGAATATACACGTCTGTAAGCCGTTTGAGATCCCCCCAGACTGGAGACGCTTTAGATCGTGTGACTATGGGTACTCTAGCTACTCTGCAGTACATTGGTATGCAATAGACCCCAGTTTTGAGACCCTCTACGTCTATCGGGAACTGTATTTGTCTAAGCATACGGGTCGGGACTTAGCCAAGGCGGTGATGGCAGCCGAAATAGGCGATAATATCTCCTACGGTGTCTTGGATTCCAGTTGCTGGCATAACCGAGGCCAACTCGGGCCCAGTATAGCCGAGGAAATGATCTCGATGGGCTGTCGCTGGAGACCGTCTGACCGCAGCGCTGGGGCGAGGGTAGCCGGAAAGAACCGACTACACGAGTTACTGAAGATAGATGAGGTAACGGAAGTCCCCGGCATCGTCTTCTTCGATAATTGCCGACAAATTATAGCCGACTTACCCGCAATCCCGAGCTGCCCCAAGGGTAGTGACGACATCGACCAGCGATTTGCGTCGGATCACACATACGACTCCATTCGCTACGGAATAATGAGCCGCCCCAAAGCATTCTCGCCCTTCGACATGGGTCAAGGCGTACCACTTCAACGATATGCCCCAGCCGATGCAACATTTGGATACTAATTCATGGCACTAATGACCCCCCCAACGGACATGAACCCCGAAGACTCTACCGAGACTGATTCAGTGATTTCTCTGGAAGAGGACGGGGATGTTGAAGAAGAAAACCTAGAATATAATGGCGTAGTGGCGTTTGTCGAAGGCCAGTATAATAAATCCAAAGACAGACGACTTACCGACGAGACACGCTGGTTATCGGCCTATCGGAATTATCGAGGACTGTACGGCGAGGATGTTCGTTTTACCTCTACTGAGAAGTCTCGAGCCTTTGTAAAAATAACCAAGACGAAAGTACTGGCGGCGTATGCGCAAGCCGTGGACGTATTATTTGCCGGAAGCAAATTCCCTATAGGGATCGAAGCACGAAAGTTTCCAAACAACGTAGCAGACTCGGTGCATTATGATCCCAACGCCCTCACGGATAAGAAGGTAAAAGAAAAGACTGGTTTAGATTATTCTGTGCCTCGTTCTATTGCTCGCCCCGACATTGCTCGTGACTTAGGCTTGTATAAAGACAAATTGCAGCCACTTGCCGAGCAGTTAGAAATGGGCCCCGGAATTAACCCGGGATCAATTACGTTTGAACCCGCCAAGAAGGCCGCACAAAAACTAGAGAAGCGGATGCACGACCAGCTCGACGAGAGCAATGCGTCTAAGCATCTACGGTCTGTGGCCTTCGAGACGTGTTTGTTTGGTACAGGTATCCTGAAGGGGCCCTTCGCCGAGGACAAAGAATATCCTCGCTGGGACAAAGACGGCAACTACAATCCTATATTTGAGACAATCCCCAAGGTGGAGTACGTCTCCATCTTTGACTTCTATCCTGATCCCGATGCACGGAATATGTCTGAGGCCGAGTACACCGTGCAGCGGCATAGGCTCAATCGTACACAACTACGGGCGCTGAAAAAGCGTCCACACTTCCGTGAAGAGAGTATTGAATTAGCGCTATCATACGGCCCCTCCTATCTCCGCCAGTATTGGGAAGACACACTCGAAGATAATGCAGGCAGT